CACAAGACTCACGGAACCAATCGCTGGTTGCCGTATGGGTCTTAGACGTGTTCACGTGAAAGCCAAGGAATCGGCACAGCCGAATAAACCTTGGAGCGAGATGGGACTCGATTACGACATCGTCCCCGTAAACGGCATACGATCTACTCCCCAGCGCACGCGCTGCGGCAGCAAATATCGTTGTCTCGAGTACGAATGTCGTGCCATTCCCCATGGACGAGAACTTGTGGTATTCACCCTTTGCAGGGCCCACATCCTCGGTGAGCGCGGCCGACTGGATCTGATAGTGCGTACTCCGCATTCGCGAGAGCAGCACGAACCAGGCCTTAGGCCACAAGAGCTCTACGGTAGCTTTCGCCGTACAGTCCGAGGCGGATTCGAAGTCAACAGTGGCATCCTGCCCTGTCATACTCCCTCTCCGAGCTTTCGTCGAATTGGTTGCTTGACCGTGATGAAGGTCAACCCGCCAGCGTTTCTTAAGGCGCCGTTTCCCATAGGCGTCGTACGTTAGCTGACAGACGAGATTACCCACGGCTTCGCAAGCGATGCCGCGTTTCGTCTTCCAATTCTTGAGGACAAATTCCACGCGATTGTGATCAACTATTACTAGCTTGACCCCATCCGCTAACCCGTGATGGACTAGCAGAGCGTGAACGAGTGGTGCACACCCCGGTGTCACCGTGATCTTCCGCCGAAGCTTCAGGTCTCGTCGACTTCCCTCCCTCGGGGTGAAGACTGAGGCACCAGATGTAACCCTAACGAGCTGTGGAAGCTCATCGAGGTACTCACCAGTAGACCCCATAAGGGTCGCGATATCAGCCTGCATCCTCTCTATGGCTTGAACTAGCCAATGGGGGTAACGGCACACGTTCGCGGCGAACCGCGAAAGCCGTGCATTCGTAACCCGACACCGTTCCTCCATGCGGAAGAACGTCGAAAGTGCGGCCACTTCGCAAGCACGGTCCTGGGATAATGAAGCATTCTTCGAAAAGAATGCCTTCACCTGGGACAAATGCTTTAGATGAGTCGCTCCCGG